CCTTTGAAGCTATTTTTATTGACGAAGCGCAAGACTTATCTCCACTACAATGGAAATTATTTGATGAGCTTAAAAAATATACTAAGGATATGTATTTAGCTGGTGATGATGACCAGGCTATTTTTGCATGGGCTGGTGCCGATGTTAATAGATTCATTAATGAAAAACCAGACAAGGAAAGAGTCCTAAAATATTCTAAAAGAATTTCTAAAGCTATTCAGGAGCAATCTGAAATACCATTGAGTCGTATATCAGGCCTCAGGAAACAAAAAGTTTATCTTCCTAGAAATGCGGAAGGTTCCTCTCAATATATTACCGATCTTAGTCAGGTGGATTTAACTAAAGGTCGCTGGTTAATTTTAGCCAGAAGAAAAGATACTCTTATGAGCCTAATGAAAGAGTTAGTAAAAAGAAATTTATATTTTGAAACTAAAAAAGGAAAAAGTTTTAAAGTAAGATTGTATAAAGCAGCTGTAAGTTATACTAAATGGACAATGGGTGAAGTTTTAGAGACCCATGAAATAAAAGATATTCAAGATTTTATTCAGGAAGACAAATGGAATATTAAACAACAATGGTATGATGCTTTTACAAAAGCAGGAGATAAAGAAGTAACTTACATTAGAAATATGCTAGAGAAGAATGAGAAATTAACAGAGAAGGCTAGGATTTTTCTATCAACTATTCATGCTATAAAAGGAGGAGAGGAAGACAATGTAATTTTAAGTCTAGAGTTAGGCGACAAAATTATTAAAGCCATGAGAAGAAGTCTAGACAAAGCTGATGAAGAGCATCGAGTATGGTATGTAGGAACAACAAGAGCAAAAAATAATTTATATAAATTAAAAGCAAAGATAGCTAGAAAGGGTTACTCACTATGAGCAAGGCTTACGACAAACAGATTGGTGGTTCACATTATCAGAAATTTAAAATTCAGCCAAGTAAATTTGTAATTGAAAACGAGTTGCTTTATCCCGAAGGATGCGTTATAAAATATATCTTGAGACACAGGTTGAAAGGAAAGAGACAAGATTTAGAAAAAGCAATTCACTTTATAGAAATGATTATTGAAAGAGATTACAAATGATACTACCTCAAACTGAATGGGTTGCTCACACTGAGTATCCTGATTTACGATCATTTGATGAAATAGCAATTGACTTAGAGACTCGAGATACTTCTTTAAAATCAAAGGGTTCCGGCGCTTTAAGAAATGATGGAGAAATTGTAGGCATTGCAGTTGCAGTTCCAGGAGAGTCTTGGTATTTTCCTATCGCTCATGGAGAAGGACCCAACTCTGACCGTAAGAAAACATTAGAATGGTTCAAAGATATTCTAGAGTGCCCTGCCAATAAGATTTTTCATAATGCAATGTATGATGTGTGTTGGATAAGAAAATTAGGTTTTAAAATTAATGGTTTAATATTAGATACAATGATTGCTTCATCCCTTATAGATGAAAATAGATTTTCATATACTCTCAATACTTTATCCTGGCATCATTTAAATAAAGGAAAGAGTGAGGTTCTATTAAACCTCGCTGCTAAAGAAAGAGGACTGGATCCTAAAAAAGATATGTGGCAACTTCCAGCAATGGAAGTGGGAGCTTATGCAGAGAAAGATGCACAACTAACTCTAGAACTTTGGCAAAAATTAAAAAAAATAATTGTTGAAGAAGATTTACAGAAGATATTTAATTTGGAGACGGATCTTTTTCCCTGTCTGGTTGACATGAGATTTCTTGGAGTGAAAGTGGACGTTGACAAAGCTCATACACTGAAGCAACAGCTAACATTACAAGAAGAAATGTTACTCCACAAAATAAAAAGAGAAACAGGCCAAGACATTCAAATATGGGCAGCAGCATCAATTGCCAAAATTTTTGACAAGCTCCACCTAGAATATGACCGTACCGAAAAGACCAACGCACCTTCATTTACAAAAAACTTTCTTTCTAATCATAAACATCCTTTAATCCAGATGATAGCAGAAGCCAGAAAAGTAAACAAGATTAATACCACCTTTATAGATACTATTTTGGAACATGAATACTGTGGAAGAATCCATGCTGATATTAATCAGATAAGGTCAGATCAAGGTGGGACTGTAACGGGAAGATTTTCGTATTCTAATCCAAATCTTCAGCAAATTCCAGCTAGAGATAAAATACTGGGTCCTAAGATTAGATCATTATTTTTACCGGAAAAAGAATGCAAGTGGGGATGTTTTGATTACTCACAACAAGAACCAAGACTTGTTACACATTACGCCTTAAAATTTAAATTAGCTTCTGTTAATCCTATTGCGGACTCTTATGATACTGATTCAAGCACAGACTTTCATCAAATAGTAGCTGACTTGGCTAAGATTCCTAGACACCAAGCTAAAACAATTAACTTAGGTTTATTTTATGGAATGGGTAAAGCAAAACTCCAAGCAGAGTTAGGTGTATCTAAAGAAAAAGCTACGGAATTATTTAATAAATATCATCTTAAAGTTCCTTTTGTAAAACAATTAACCAATCAAGTTATGAATGTCTCCCAGGACAAAGGAAAAATAAAAACATTGTTAAAAAGGTATTGTAGATTTCCTAAATATGAACCCATCCTCCAAGGACATGACTGGGGAAAATATATTAAACCAGAAGACCATGAAAGAATGTTGGAACTGCAGGAAATGGGCGAATTTTTAAAGGACGAGGATGGAAAAATTATAGAAACGTCTGAAGGAAAACCGGAAAAAAATTATTGGCATAAAAATACTTTTCGAAGAGCCTTTACTTACAAAGCGTTAAATAAACTAATTCAAGGGTCAGCGGCGGATATGACAAAGAAAGCAATGCTCGAATTACATAAGGAAGGCATTATTCCCCATATACAAGTTCATGATGAATTAGATATTTCCATAAAGAAAGGAAGCAACCAACATGAAGAAATTATTAAAATTATGGAGGAAGCTGTAGAACTTGAAATTCCTAATAAAGTAGACTATGAATCTGGGCCCAATTGGGGGACAATAAAATGACCTATAGTTTTAAAAATAATGAGAAGGCGGATGTCACAAATTTAATTATGGCTATCAATCTTCTGGGAGAAAATCTAGTGGGTCTAGAACTCGGTGTTTTTCAAGCTTCAAGTTTGATGACTATCCTTCACAACTGCAGCATAAAAAAATTATATGGTGTAGATCATTGGAAAGGATATTCCGATTATCTTAGCCCAACACCCACTGGAAAACCAGTGTACAGTATATCTCCGGAAAATTCGGAATATAATAAACTAACTGCTCTTCATAGAATTAAACATTCGGGGATGAAAGATAAGGTTACTATAATTGAAGCAGATTCCCTAGAGGCTGTAAAAAAAATAAAAGATAAAAGTTTAGATTTTATATTTTTTGATGCCATGATGAATGAAAACCAAACTTATAGAGAAGCTTTAGCTTATTATCCTAAAATAAAATCGGGGGGATATTTTATGGGGGATGATGCTTTTTGTCATAATCAAGTCATTATGCCTTTGACCCGAGTATTAAAATACTATAAAAACGTCAATCCCATTATTATATATGGGCGTTGTTTTATGTTTAAAATATAGATATAATAAAATAAACAAGGAGAAAACTATGAACAAATTAAAACAAGTATGGACATTAGCAAAAGCTAATCCAAAGATATCTGCCGCTGTTGTGGTAGTAGTTGTTGCCATATATTTTTTAGTAAACTAGGAACTCTATGATCCATGGCTTATCTAAATGCAAACATTCCTGTGATGTATTCACAGATCAAAAGAGAATATCTCTATGATCTTAAAGAACACCATGGAGAAGTGGAAGACTGCATTATATTTGGCCTGGCATCGATTACAGGGCGCCCTATACTCTTTCATGCAATTATGGAAAACGGTGCTGTATTCTATCGTCTGCCCATCTCTGCGTTCATTCAAAGAGGGTTTAAGTCGAATGAAGTTCCTAGGATGCGACTGGACGAGCTGGAGCTATGGAATTGCTTTAGTTACTATCCTAGCATTACTTCTTTTGATCTCTTAGACGGACAATCTGGAAAGTTTTTTGGAAAAGATAAGAAAACCCATCCGGGTGCTTATCTTTTTACAGTTGACTGGGCACACCCAGAGAGTAATATAGTAGATACAGATCATTCTGAAGTACCGCATGAACATAAGTGCGCCCACATCCTCGCCCTAGAGAATGGAAATTATGCAGCACAACCTAACAATCGAATCCTTTGGGATATACCTTCGTTCACAGTAAGAGACGAAGTACCAGATTGGAAAGTTCAAACTTCAGATTGGAATGTGGAAGACACAGGTAAATGGAAGACGGAAGATACCGATAGATTCTTTTATAAAATTGAGGAGAAAAAATGAGTAAGTGTAAACAATGCGGACATGAATGTCATTGCGATCCTAAGTATTGCAAAGATGGTTGTATCTGCGCTGACTGTAATTGTAAAAAAAATAAACCATTAGAATTAACAAAAGAGCCTATTAAAAATATGTGGAATAGATTTTTAGACTGGCTTCTTGATAGAGATGACGAAGAGGAAAAAAAATATTTAGCTGACGAGCAATCCCTAGCTGACTATGCTGATTCCTTTAAAGAAAAAAATGACTAAAAAATGTAAAAACTGCAACTGTGACTGTCACTGTGATGGTGAACTTCATTCAGATGTATACGGCGTATGCGCCTGTGAAAACTGTAAATGCCGTGAAGTAAAAAACGAGCCACAAGGCCTTGTTGTAGATGAAACGGGCGAATGTGAATCATGTCAATAGGAGTAAAAATGAACTATTATTTTACTGGAATATTACTCTTGTTATTGTTATTATTTGCTTTATGTGTAGGAGTACCTAACGTATGAAAAATTTTTATTTAGTACTAGCATTATTATTCGCATTAAGCGCCTGTTCAATCGGGCAAAAATGTACATACACTCAAGAGGGAACCAAAATATCTTCTTGGATATGGATCTACGGTAGTGATAAACCGGTAGACTTGGATAAAATGAACTGTAACTAATGGCACTCCAAATTTCAGAGGAAGCCGCAGTTCAAATGCCTATGAAGACAGTGGCTAGTCTCATCGCGCTAGTTGCGATCGGGACGTGGGCTTACTTCGGCATAATTGAGACTCAAAACAAAGCATTAAATCGTTTAGAACTAATGGAGAAGGATCTCGTAGAGAACACGGCTTTCCGTATCGGATGGCCTCGTGGTACTC